ACATCCACTGTCTGGACGTATCGCTGCCCTTCTCAAAGGTCTTGGACATGCGAAGCATATTCTTTCCGCCGGAGTGAAGATTTTTTCCAACGGCCATCAAGATCGCGCCGTCCGCCGTGAGGTTCAGATTGCTCTCAATCGAGGAAATCGTATTAGCCCGGATCACGTAAGCATCCAGTTGGGAAATAAACGCTTCTTGCGCAAACAGCGTAGCGACGTTGATGCACCGGCCGTGAATCTGGTTGATCATCGCCGTGTTAGCAAATATCTCAGAGACGTCCAGATTATCGCAGACAATCGTCTGTGTCATAATAACGTCCCCGGTAATCGTTCTTCCTGGGTCCTCTACCGTATAACCCGAGGGAGCCGTGCTATCGACGACGATCCTCTTTAATTTCCCTGTTGCCGTGTCTTTCATCAGCAGCTTGCCGACCGTCAACTCGGAAATCATTGCTGCCGTTACTGCCAGGTTGTCAAAGTAGAACTTTCCGCCTACGCCCTTTGAGATCAGTGCCTTGTCAGCCGTCAGGTCGTAAATATTCGCGAACCCAATCTTCGCGTTGCTGGCGTCCAAGTTGCTCACCGCAATGCTGCCGGCGTTGATCTGGTTGGCGATGAGATTCGTGATCTCCGCGGTCTGGAGTTTTGCCTTCAGCGCGTTCAAATATCCGGTGTCCAGGTTGTCGATGTCTGCCCAGCCGATCTTGGCATTGTCGATCACGTTGTTCGTAATATGCGCGTAATTAGCGGAAAGATTATTGACCTGTGCCTGATCGATTGTTGCAGTATCGATAACGCCGTTTTTAATCGTGGCAAAATTCGACGTCAACGAATTAATATTGGCCCAATCGATATTGGCCGACCCAATATTTGCCGTCGTCAAATATGCGAGCTTCGCCTGAAGCTGATTGATCGTCGCCTGGGTGATCTCAGCCCAGTTGATCTTTGCCGTATCGATTGTTGCGGTTCCGATCTCAGCCTGAGCTATTGTGGCGATAGCAGTTTTCAGTTTTGTCGCCGTTATATCGTCAACTGTGAGCTCTTTAATATTCGCAACGGCGATTTCCGCAGCTTCAGCAGTCAGACTATCGATGGCCGCAGCAGATATCTTTGCATAGCCGATCGTCGCTTCCTTGAAGGCGTTGCCGCCGACCGTGCCGTCCGCGATCTTGCTTCCGCTGAATCCGGACGGAATCTGCCAGGTCGTGATGCCGACATTCGAAAGAGTATCTCCAACTGCTCCTATTTTGATTTCTGTCATGCGGCCGTTTCGTCCGGCAAGGCAGTCCCAAGTGATCTGGACAATCTGAGCGGTCGTGTCGATATCGAGCTTCGGATTCTTGATCCTAACGTAGTCGAACAGGAAACAGTTATCGAGTCCTTCGAACTGCTTGTACTCTTCTGTCTCTCCGAGTCGCGCGAATTCGACGGTCATCTCGACTTTCATCTCGTCGACCTTGTCGTCCGTAAACTGCTTTTCAGCAGCAGCGCGCATTCTAGTGCGAGCAGTATTAACGTCGACTATGCCGCCGCCTTCTTCTTTTTCGCCTTCCTTAGCGTTATCGACCTTCAGCTCTTTGATGTGAATTACCGGATAATCGCCGATGTGCGGACTATCAACAACATAGTCTTCGATGTGCTCATAGTCCCAATGCTTGTTTTCATCGATCAGGTCTCTAAGGAACAGCTGTCTGCCATCTTTATATTCACCAATTGGAACAACACGGGTAACAATTCCGTCATCGTTGGTCTTGAATTCAACGCCTGTCATATTGCTACCGTACTCAATTACCATGCCGCGATTGAGCCCAGGATCATTCAATAGATACAGGTTATAGTTATCCCGAACAAGGCCAACGTTGAACCGTTTGCAAACACCCTCTTCAGGATCGAGCAGTGCATCAATGATGTTCTTCTGCCTGTAATCGAAATATGTATTTCTGTTCGACACGTTTGTGTAAATGTGGAACGGAATATCTGCAAACTCGACCGGTCGATTGTACATATTGTTCAACAGACCGTGCGCTACGCCGATGCAGCTCTCTTCCTGCCATTCGTAATAACCGGTCATGTTGTACAGCAGGTCATAGGTAATATGTCTTGCCGATACATCGACTCCGTCCAGCTTCTTATTGACCTCATAAATCCGGAAATACTGATTACGGACAGTCCATGGCGACTGCACCAGCTCAATATCGGAACTGTTATCGCCAAGCGTCTTTTCCTCTACCAGTTCAAAGCCCATTGGTTCGGCGTTGTTAATCCAGCCTTCACCGTAATTTGTCTTAACACGCCAGCGATTGTAAGACGGCGGTTTCTCAACGACTGTAACGACCTCGCCCTCATTGAGCACCTTTATTCGTCCGCTGCCTTTATGTCTTTTGTACAGCGTTCTCTGTCCTTCGCCGGTAAGATGACTCAACGGCTTTACCTTATAGGTCCACACTGTCGTAATCAGTCTGCCATTTTGAATTGCCGGAGTGGTCCGTGTCGGAACAGGAACAACAAGAATGTTCCCCCGCTGGAGGCATTTGTATCTTCCGAAATCGTCGAGCGGATGCTCCATCGTAACGATGCTTTCGCCGTTCGCCGTCTCTGAAAATTCGCATTTCGTCGGTACAAGCGCTCCGGCAAGGCCGAATGTCGTATAATCGTTCTGCTCCTCGTTCGGCCCAAACACATAGATTTCGCTCATACGTTGTCCCTCCATCTGGGCGTAACCTCTGCCTTAGTGATGTTGCCGGTCAACTGGATCGATTGATTTCCAGGAGGAACTGTAATCCATTCGCCAGAAATGATGCCGGTAAGCAGCGTCAGGTTTCCGGATGCTCTGCTCCCGGAGTAAGCGATTTTAGCTTCACAGTCCAGCGTAACCTCGGTATGCCCTGTGAAATCCTGAACCTGAAGCATCTTTCCGCCCATCGTGATTGTGCCGGCGCCTGTCGTTCCTGTAAGCTTAATGAGCGGTCTCGACGGCGTGTTGCCTGGGTTTGAAATCTGCTGACTAACGGCCGACCCTCCTGCCGTGTGGGTCACGGTAATTACTGTATCGCCGCTGTCGAGATAGAAATATGGTTCATAGCAGCGAAACTGGACCTTGAATGCCCTGTGCGGATTGCCTGCCAGAATCTTGTCAAAGGAAATCTGGTTGGCGATCCTAGCTTTGAAATATCCGTTCGTACGGTCCGCGAACTTCACGGTGCCATACCCGCTGAGCCACTGTGCAAGTTCCGGAATATCTGACGGATCATCCAGTGTGCATACACATTCTTTGGTGATCTCGTCGTATACGTTGTCGCCTTCGAGGATTGTCAGCGATCCGCTGCGTCCGGGAATGGTAATCTTTTCTTCGCGTTCCTTCGCCACCTGATAGTTCGGCAGCTGGTTGACGTGCATGCTTTTAATCTTTTCGGAGGACTTCTCCCCGTTCCATTCAAACCAATCGAGAATTCCGTCGTAAGTTGCCATGATGGCGAGGACTCCTTTCAAATATCATTCTATTCCCATTACAGAGCGGTCGCGCCATGAAGAATGGTGGTCATGCCCTAAGAAGGAGGAAGGAGGGAAGCTTTCGCAACCGCTCTGTAATGAGAATATAAAGAAAACCCCTCTCCCCGGACTGGCCGAGGAAAGGGGCTTGAAAAATATCAGGCCATTGCACCCATGCTCCGGTTCTGCCTCTTGGTAAGAGAAGCGAGCTCCGAAGCCAGATCACGGACATCCTGATCGCTCCGGATGATAAACGTGTTGCCGCTTACCGCTACGGAGTCGTCGTTAGTTGTGTATGTGTTCATTACACTGCCATTTTGATTTCTTCCAGCTGAACGTCCAATAGACCCGGCTTGCCTTCTGCTCATCGAGGCGTCAATCGAAACCGATCCTCGCTGATTGATAAGTCCGCCGATTCTTCCGGCGCTACGCTCAACCTCTGACATGTCAACAATCGGCCGGATGACCGGATCGCCGTCCATGTCGGAAATCAGAGATTGCGCAAGCATCGTCATAGCATTCTCTGGAACACTAGCGCTATCGTCGATGCCGTTAGCTAATCCCTCGTCAAGATAACGTCCAATTCCGTTGAATACCTTTGACGGTGAACTTTCATCAAATGTCGTTGTTGCTGCAACTATCGCTTTGGTACAAAGATCAACGACAGCGTTTATAACCCCGCTCTCTCCAGACGATATTCCGTCTGCAAGTCCTTGCGCCAAATATGCTCCGATTTCCTTGAACTTATCGTAATATATAGATTTTTCAGTTTCCAGCTGATTGTATATCGACTCATAAATACTTGAAGCGCCAGATACATCGATGTTCTCCCATACATCTTTAGAAAACAAAGCATCAAAATTCTCTATAAAATTGTTTATAGTATCTAGCGAATTAGGAACATAAATTGACGAAATTCCAACTACAGCTCTGGCCATATTCCAGATTCCGTCGGTTATTGTTTTGAAACGATCTGCGTCAACCGTTATAGTAGCTTCGTTAAAACTAGAAATCTTTTGTCCGAAAGTCCATAAACCTTCCATAAGGTGGTCAAAAGAAGTTGAAAGACCTACGCCTACGCTTTGCAGGGATTTACCTTCTTCGTCTAGAGCCTGCATTTCGAGCATGAACGCTAGCATCGTTCTCGATGTTGTAAGGGCTCTTCCGACACCATCGGAAAAAGTTTTCGTGGAATTCTCTCCGAAATACGATCCGGTATTTGCGACTAACTGGCCGAGTTCACCAATTTTGGCAAATAGTTTGTTGACATTAGTGTCTCCATTTATAAATCGATCCCACCAATGCTTGTCGCCTTCAATTGCCAAATCTTCAGCACCTAAATCGTGAAGGAATTCGGCCGCTTTTCTCACAGCGCTTAAAACAGAAGCCGTTCGCAACCAAGTCATAATTGGATCTACGCCGCCAAGCCTTGAGTTAAATCCAGCCATAGTCATACTGAAGCGATCAATAGAACCGAAGGTTGCTTCAAGTTTATCTGTATAAGTTTTTAGATTCTTATCATCGGGCGTCGTCAAAGCAATATCATCAAAAAACGTTTTTACTTGCGTTGCTGTTCTGATTGCAACGGCTGCCTGTTCTTCTACAGGCTTTGACTCAAAACCGTCAATTGCTGTAGCGAAATTATATATAGCTTGTGCAAAACTGGTCATGTCCGTAGATAACTGATCGGGTGCCGTATAATACCCCTTCATCATATCAGGATACACAGTATACGGCTGAAGATCAGTAAAGAATTTATGTATCTGTTCTGCACACCCTATAGCGGTTGTCGTACCGCTTTCGACGTCTGGAACTCCGCTAAGCTTTACTAATCCTTGACCCAACGTGTTTATCGCTATGCCGAATGCCTTAACGTCAGTCGACAGCTGGCTCGCCGCTGTGACATAACCAATAAGGTGAACTTTGTCAATAGCAATATCAATAAACGAATACGGAGTAAGTTCTGAGAAATAAGTGTGTAGCCTGTTCACAAACGCTATAGCCGCTTCTAGATCGCTAATTCCTCCTGTGTCCCCCTCTTTCGGAAGGGACATGCCATCAATAGCATCTCGAGCTTCTGACACAGCATTGGCAAAAGATTGAATGTCAGTTATGACAACAGTGCGATATCCATGTCCAAAACCAGCGAGCGATTTACCGATGGTTTCGAGAAGGGTTCCACCTTTTTCGACTTTTTCTTTATAGGTATCGCCCGTTGAGTCGTTTACTGTTTCTCCAAGTTCACCGATTTTGGCAAGAACATATGTGGCAATAGCTGCGGTAGCGCCGAACAACGCTCCGATAGCTACTTCACCCAAAAGAGCCCACAGTAAAGCTTGAGGTTGATGGCTAACAGCTAAACCAAATATGGCTCCGACACCAGTAATTCCTATTAGGAATGCAGTTTGGTTGGAGCTTAATGCGTTGCCGATCTTTCGTATAAGTTCTCCGCCCTGCTCTATTGCATCTGGCACGGACAGTCCGCCAAATGTATTAATGGTGCTCAAATCGCCTAAACCGGCGAGCACAGCGCCTACAATTACGACCGTCCCACCAAACATCGCAGAGACTGCAGCATCTCCGGCCATGGCCCAAAGCATCGCTTTAGGTTCGTTTCTGAAACATAGACCAAAAATTACTCCTGCAGCAGTTATCGCAGCCAATAATCCGGCTTCCGGAGTGGCCAATGCTTTGCCAATTGTCTTAAGCAACTCTCCGCCTTGCTCTATCGCATCAGGAACCGGCAATCCGCCAAAAGTATGAATATTACTTATGTCGCCTAGTCCAGTCATTAATGCGCCTATAATCACAACAACAGCCGCAAAAGCAGCTGTAATCGATGCTGCTCCACCTACTGCTGAACCGCCGGCATTTGTCTCGCTTGCTATTTTGGCTGCTGCGGCTAACGCGATAAGCGCCACGGACAAACCGCCAGCGAAAGCTGCAATTTTCCATGGATCGATGTCCTTTATCTTGTTCAAGGCAAATGCAAACGCAAGAATGGCAACCATCATTCCGATAATAAGTTGCCAAAATTTAGACATATCGATATTCATATTATTGGACGACATATAACCAAAGATAGTAACCAATATGCCCAAAGCCGCGACAATTCCGACAAGACCTGACATTCCCTGCATAAATTGGTCTCTCGGAATTCCCCCAAGAATGTACACAATTGCAGCAAGAATCCCAATTGCTGCTGCAACGCCTATCAATCCGGATACCTTTATGGTTCCGGTTTTTGCTATTTTTTTCATAAGTGCTACGCAACCTAATAGCGCGGCCATTAAGATAGCTACTTTTTTGAAACCGCTCCAATATGTTGCATCATCTATCAATGACCCAACAGCCCATACAATAACCGCCAAAATTCCAATGGCAATGGCTATTTCTTTAAGTCCCTTTATTCCGCTGTTGCCACTTACCTGAATAGTACTAATTCCTTGCAGGGCCAAGGCGACTATCAGCAATAGGCCAACAAGCGATATCATGCGAAGCATCCCATCACGATATTGCTCGTGATTCATAAAAGTCCCCATCGCCCATACGATAACCGCTAAAATTCCAACGGCGATGGCTATATCTTTAAGACCTTTTATGCCAACATCGCCTCTGGAATGTATTGAAGATATTCCTTGGAGCGCTAATGCTACAAGAATGAGAACGGTTACAATACCCGCAGTAATGGCTGAACCTCGTTTTAGGGTATCGTCATCTATTTTCCCCATCGCCCATATAACGGCCGCCATTATTCCGACAGCTATTGCTAGATTCTTCAGCCAACTTATTACATCGCCGTTTGGGCCTGTTGCTGAAATCTTATTTTTCTTATCTAAATATCCAAATAATACGTATAAGCCGACAATAGCGCCAACGAGAATTGTTGCCACTATGAATCCTCGTTTAAGCTCTTCAGGTTTCATTGTCCCAAGAGCAAATATAGCCGCAGCAAGTATACCCAAAGAAATCATTGCATTCAGCAGTTTTTGAGTCTTATCTGAATGCGAATTCCACTTGCCGATTGATTTCGCAGCCTGAGAATTAGAAATATCAGACCAAACTTTCATAAATTTATATATAACATAAACCAATCCAATGATCTCAAGTAACGTTATAAGGCTTCGTATATGCGGCTTTATTTTCTCAAACTCCTCTGACAAATTTTCAAAATTAATTCCGATATTCCCAAAAGCCTCTCCTAAATTAGTCTTTATCTCTTCCCACTTAGTCTTTATTCTCTCGGTAATCCCACTGATAGTATTTGTTTTCGTCTCAGCCTCAGAGAAAGAATCACTTAAACTCTTAAGTCCGGAGTTGATATTGCCCAATCCACTACCAGATTCGTTCAGCCCATAATGCCCTCCGTTAACGGTGCCAATGCTCGAGTCGTATACAGGATCAAGTCCAAAAAGACTACGAAACCAGTTCTTAATATCCTGAATAACAAGCTTCGCGGCTTGAAAAGCCTCGTCGAGACTGTGGACGTTGCTGAACGTATCTATAAGCCCGGAGAAGAAACCTCCGATTCTATCAGCCAACCCGCCTTCGCGCTGACCGGTTTCTTCATTATTCGTTCCGAACAACCAATCCCAGATTGCAGCAATTACTTCTTTAGTTCCTTCCCAAAGAGTTTTAAGCGTATCGCTGTCTTTAAGATAATTGTATAGATTCTTGAACCACTCGACGATGTTGTAAATCGCTCCACCTTCGCGCTGACCGGTCTCTTCGTTCTTAGTTCCGAAGAGAACATCCTTTACGCTCTGAAGAAAATCGGTCCACCAGGTCCAAAGATCCTGAACAATCTCATTTTCTTCAAGCGTCTTCTTAAGATCTCCGAACCATTTGCGAATTCGATCGAGCAATCCTTCGTTGTGAACAATCGGAATATCCATCTGATTCTCAGCGGCTTCTTCCGAATTCACAGCCATATCGCTACCAAACAACGTATTTTTAACATGAGCGAGCCAATTCTTCACGTTTCTCCAGGCAGCTTGGAGTTGCTCGTTTCCCTCGAGCGACTCTTTAAGCTCGGTAAACCACGAAGAAATGCGATACGCTAACCCACCTTCACGCTGACCGGTTTCTTCATTCTTCGTTCCGAAGAGGAAATCTTTGATGCCCTGAAGCCACGGCTCGACTGTATCAGTCCAAAACGCTCTTACGCTGTCCGAAATATGAAATTCGTTGTCAAGGTCTTCAAAATACTTTTTGACCTTTGAAATGAACCCGCTTTCGCCGGTTTCTTCATTGCCGAAAAGCCAATGCCGAATCGAGGATATGACAACTCCGATCTTCTCGGCTGCCCAGGCCAGAACGAAAAGTCCGGACACTAGAATAGTACCGATAACTTCAAGAACGCCGCCAAGGAATCCGGTCGCCTTATTAGCCGCGTCGCCCTCGTCACTGAATGCGCTGCTGATGCTTCCCCAAATCGAATTCCAAAGCGCAACCAGTTCGTTCCATACAGTACTTAGAGACGTCTTTACAGAATCGAACGCCGAACTGATCCTGTTGAATATCTTCTCAAGAAACAGAAAACCTTCTCCAGCGTCTTCGGTATCTTCCGCAACCATGCGGAACGTCTTTCCGTTTTTCTGAAGAGACCTATTGGTCTTCTTAATATTACGATTTGAACCGGGAGAGAAATATGCTGCGACCTTCTCCCAGACGCTTCCGATCTGCTCGAAAGCTTCTTTAACAGGGGTGATAATGCCGTTAAGCGCGTCCCAGAAGTTCAGCATTCCCTCCTGCTTATCCTCGCCGGTGGCAAAGAACGTAGAAAGCCACGCCGCCGCACCTTCGATCATTCCGGCAAGAGGAGCGAGAGACGTCTGAATCCTGGCAAATATAGTTTCCTGACTAAGACCGCCGGTTATAAGCGTCAGGAAATCTCCGGCGACCGCCAGAACTTCCATGAACACCCTACCGATCGGCGCGAACAGCGACAGAACATATCCGCCAACGCGGAATATCAATGTCAGAATGTTCCATACAAAGTTGATCGCCGAGCCGATCCCCTGGAATATCCTTGCGAGTTGATCGAGCCCAGTAGAATACTCACTGATCGTCTCCTCAACCTCTTCCGGAGCGAAGAACTCGGCAAACGCCATTCGAGTCTCTTCGTCAAATATCCCGGTCGGCTTGATGCCCATAGCTTTCTGGGCCTTCTTGAGCGCGGTCTTCGTCTTCGGACCGAATATCCCGTCAACATAAGCCTTTCCAAGCTCTTCGCCGAAACCGGCGTCAACCAAGGTCTCCTGAAGACGCTTTACGTCATCGCCTCGAGCGCCTTCTTCAAGAGTTTGGTCAAAACCCTCAACTACGCCTTTGAATGTCTTGTCTCCGCGGTCAATCTTCTCAAGAACTCGTTCGACAATTCCGAAATAAGACCGGAACGCATCCGCGAAGGAAATGAGATGTGCCGTGAAATTCTGAAGCGTTTCGACAGAGAACCCGGGAACCATTGTATGGAACGACTCTCGAATAACATCGATGATGTCTTTGATCGTCGCCAGAATATCATAGACAGCGTTGAGAGCGTCAGCCCAATCGAGTCCTTTGCCTTCACCGATATGCCATTGTTCGAAAGCATCATTGACCCCAGCAATGCCCGGAACAAATATCTCGAACAGGTAATTCGCCAAATCGGTCCATATGACCTTGGCTTCTTCGTAGTTGCCAAATATATGATGGAAAATCGACATCCACTGGGTAGAAACAGCATCCTTTACCGAATCTACGGCTTCCTTAAACGTCTTCGCTTCCTGCGAAGCGATGAACGCCTTCATGCCTAGATCGTCCAGATTTGCGCCCATCATTTCCATCGCTTCGGACGCACTTATCTCTGTGCCCGTGGCCTCTTTATACTCGTCAATGAATGCCTTTACAGCGTCTGCTCCCTCACCGTACCGTTTCAGTGTTTCGAGCAGAACGTCTTTGTTAAACCAACCATACTGAAGCGTGCTCTCGAAATTTTCGAAGCTGATCTGTTTACCTTTGTATCGACTGTTCTTATCAAGAACACCTATCGCTTTCGCCGTCTCGATAACTGTCTCTTTGAATTCCTTGGTCGCCATGTTGGCCAGAGTGATCGACTTCCAGTCCATCATCTTGACCGCGCCAAGGCCCATTGCCTGAGACAAGTTATACATCGCGCGACTGGCTTCGTTGATACCGCCGCCGCTTAAGGCCGCCCATGTGGAAATACCTTGCATAGCGGTTACGGCGTCTTCCAGATCAACGCCGACGGAAGTAAATTTGCCGATATTGTTCACCATGTCGACAAAACTGTAACTTGTTTCATCGGTGAACCAGTTCAGTTTCTCAAGCTGTGCGTCTACTTCCTCAATATCTTTTCCTGTAGCGGCAATAATCTGCTGGACAGCCTTTGTTTTGTCATTGTACTTTTCCCATCCAGCAGTTACCTGATCGACAGATAGGCTCTTAACCGTACGCTCAGCAAAATCCGCAACCCGATCCGTAAGGCGTTCGATGACCCGCATCCCAACGATGCCCAGCATCGAAAAACGATCCTCAATGTTCTGAACGGACTTCTCCATTCCGGACATTGAGAACGTGTTTGCCGTCTTTTCGAGCTGCTCGATTCCCTTTTCCGCATTCTCGAGTTTCAGGGCCTTTTTAAGCTCGTCCAGAGATTTGATCGAAGTCTGTATACCTTTCTCAAATTCTCCGTTATTAAATTGCATGTCTACGATTCTCTGGTCAATCGTCGCACTCACTTGCGAGTCACCTCCTTCCATACTCCTTCTGCAATGGAATCAAAAATCGGCTGCATCGCCGGGTTAATATAGTCCTTTCCCTCGACATACCCGCCGGTTCCTGTTCCGTGTCCATACTGAAGAATAATGGCGATATTAACGCCTTTGTTAACGTTTGTGTTCAACCAGGATATGCGTGTGTGCTCTTCGTCCCGTTCAATGACATAAGTCCAGGAAGAAGCCGTCTTACCGCTGTCCATCGGTGTCGCGGCGGCCAGAGCGTCAACGCCGAGCCTTCCATAATCGTCAAGATCGTTCAGATACCGGTCGCCCTTCACCCGGTTGAAAAAACGTTCTGTCTTTCTAAAATTTCCGCGATGATGGAAGCGAACCATAACCCGATCAACCCCTCGTATGCATTTTGGCTTTCCTCGCCGCGTTCAGTGCATGCATCTGCTGCATGTTTTCGCGCTGACTCATCTTCTGTCCAGGACCGTTTTTCTCGCTGCACACCCGAATCAGCATAAGCAGCCGATTAAGATGCCACTTTTCACATTCGAACGGAATACCGTTTGCCGTCATCCAGTAATATATAACCTCTGAAGTGACGATCTCCTTCGATAGTCTTTGACCTCTCCGGTTTTTTACGGTCGTCGCGGTCATCGGCTCGTTAATATAGTCAGTCACTTTTTTAACGTGCTCAGGTCTCAAAAGGTTATATGCGTTTGAATCAATGTTCTTATTCACGGTCATACATCTTATATAGTCGACCGTTTCTTCCCACGTTTTTGGTCCGTCGTTCAAAAAAGACCGATGCCATTTTGATTCCCACTTGGAAACGGACAAGAGAGAATGCTCCAGCATCAGCGTTTGCCCCGGAATGTAAAGAAACTCGTTGTCCGTTTCGTTGTAGCATTCCGACCCGGGCAGTTCCAGCTTAAGCATTCTCTCCTTCCTCCTCTTTCTTTAGCCCCTGGCAGCGATCTGCTGAGCTACATCCTGCGGAATGATGCCGTTGATGAACGCCACCATCTTTTCCTGATCAGAGAACAGCTCCATAACCAGTTCGCTGAAAGCTTCCGTCTGGCTAAATTCTTCGGAGAGCGCCTTGCTCTTCACAAACCGGCGGCCATCGTCGCTCTTCACACCGTAGCTGCGCATGATAATATCTTTGATGATCTCGTAGACCTTCGTAGTATCCTGCGCCTCAATGATCTTCTGAAGCTTCTTCTCCATGCCGCCAGCGGTGCTCATCTGCATCTCCAGAAGATCGGCCTTGGACAGGGAGAACAGAAAAGTTTCCTTACGCTCATTTCCATCGTAATCCGTATAAGTAATTTCCTTAGTCAGCATTCTTCATTTCCTCCTGAAGTTGTGGTACGGGCCCGCCAGCAATCCGCCAACGGGCCCGAAAGTTAGTCGTTAGTTAATCAGGGCGTAGTGAACGCCGCGAGAACTTCAGCCGGAGTCGGCAGCTTGGCCGCTGTGTTACCGGAGCCGTACAGGGTGTTCTCAAACGCCGTCAGCTTGGTCTTGTTGACCTTCGTGCTGTCGATAACGATGGTGGCGGTCGGCTTGTGGCCTTCCACATTCACAGGAACGGTATCGAATTCCCAGCTGAAGGTGATCGCCTCGGGGCTGTCGTTGATGGTCTCGTAGTTGCGCTCAGACGGGCTGGCGGTAGCGCCATAGACCAGGTGAATCTTATAGCCGTCGTCAGCCTCGTTCGCCGTATCGTTGCCAATCTTGGTCACATAGCTGAAGCCGAACGGAGTGCGGCTCTGCTGGCCAATATAGACGCCTTCAACAAGCGCGGCGGAACCGTCGCACTCATAGAACTCGTCGGGGCAGGTGTAAGCCTCGATCGTGCCCTTGAAGGTCTCAACGGAACGGATGGAACCGTACTTGATGTTATCCGCCCACATGTCGTTGGCTTCAGCACCCTCGGGACTCTCGGTAACGGCAGTCAGACCGTTCCAGGCAACACCATCATCATAAGTGCCATCTGCCTTCTGCTTGTACAAAACGCCGCGGGACACGCCAAGCTCGTAAAGCCGCTCACCGGTCTTGTCCCATTCCAGAGCAAATTGAACCTGATCAGCCATGGTAAATATCCTCCTTAATGATACAGTCGATAGGAATAGTGATACAGATTGTCAGCCGTGTATGCCCTGTTCATCCGGCAGCTTGGAAGACAGGCGATTGTGCGCGTCGCCATATCTTCCGGATTGCGCGTAATATAAAGCACCGAATATCGGTCTTTAACACCGTATACGGAGTCGTCCGCATGGATCGGTTCCAGGTCGTCCAGCGAATAAATGATACAGGGATACGTCAGCTTTACCGTCGCCGGAGGCTGAAAATATACATTTGGGCAAATCGCCTTAAACTTCCTGGTAAGCTCAGTTCTCAGGCCCATTGTACACACCTCCAAGCGTGAGAATAAGACGGGGGCGCTGAACCTCGACGTTTGTCACTTTCCAGCGGGCCCCCATCCATTCGACAAATCGGATGGCAAAGAAATGGTCGAAGGCATAGGCATCCGCAACAATACTTACGATGTTATTGATGTCGAGGTTGTCGTTGAGACCTTCGCCCTTATCCCACCGCCGAATGTTGCGGGTTACGTCTCCGTAATAATTACGGGTCGTAATCTTCTCCTCCCAGACATCTCCATCAGGCTCCGTCTGTTCGGTGATTCCGTATCCTACAGTCCCATAAAACTTTGCCATTTTGATTTTTTACTCCTTATCAGGACCTGGTGTAGTAAACCTTCTCAGGATCATACACCGTGTCAGCGGTCAGGGTATACAGCGCACCCTGCTTCACATACCAGCCGGAAGACTTCGGGTTGGTGGTGCACTTGTAGTAGGTCTTGCTGCCGTCCTTAGTGGTGTCAGCAGTACGGACATAGTCGTCGCCGACCTTCTCATACAGGCCGAGAGCCTTCGGGTTGGCACCGGACGCAACGGTTTCCTCAGCGAAGGTCGCAGTAGCCTCAGTATAGGTGGTAGCGCTGCCGCCGATGACAACGACCATCGCAGAGAACGGCTTGATCAGCATGCCGGAGAAGCGGGTCTCGATCAGGTACTTGTACTGGTTGTAGTCGATGTCGAAGTCATCGAACATGTTGACAGCTCCGCCCTTGTCCGCGCCGACATTGTAGTCGCGCAGGTCGACAGCGATCGCGGCGACCTCGTGACCGTTCTCGTCCGTGATACCCTCCATGACGGGAACCGTCACGATACGGGAAACACGCAGCTTCTTCGCCAGAGCGGCGGAATCCTCGTACAGACTCTTGCCAAAGCCATCCTCAAGCAGCAGGGCTTCGCTCAGCCAGTCTTCGGTGGTGAAGAAGGTCAGATTGCCGCTGCCCTTGTAGTTCTTGCGGGCCTTGATAAAGGCACGAATCATGTTCTTCGTGGTCGCAACAGCGTCAGCGCCGGCGGTCACATGAACAGGGATGCTGTACAGCTCATCATCGCCGAGAATCGGACGGACATGCTGCGCGAAGATCTTGTCCGGATCGGAGCCGAGACGGCCGTCGCCGATCAGCATCGCACGAGCGCACTCCTCGTCCAGCTGCTTGCGCATTTCGGACTTGATGTAGGCCACGACGTTCAGGTCGGTGATGTCCAGAATATCATCGCGGTCCAGCTTCTGCTTCTTGTACACGGTCTGCGGATCGACGCTGCGGCGAAGCAGGCTGAAGACTTCCTCTTCCTTTCGGTTGCCCTTCATGTAACCCTTCGCGCGGGCCTCGTCCATGGTGATGTTGGCATGCGTGGTCTTCACGCGGCTGAACGGGGTGTGATGCACGCCGTTCATGACAACACTGACCCAGTCCTTATCGCGCTCGATAAAGTCGGGCGAGTCATTCAGCTCGTGAGCTTCCGGGAACAGGTAATCGATGTTGGCGATACCGTAGTCAACGACGTTGCCGTCATCGTCGTACACAGCGTGAGAGAGAACGCCACTCTCCATGTGCTGCTGCACCGCGGCCTTCAGGCTGCCAAGGCGCTTGGCATCCTCGAAGATCAGTTCCTGATCGGCGTGGGAAAGGTAGTTGGTGGGCGCATCATTCTCAAACGCGTTGTGCTTCATGTAGTCCCCGTCCTCCTCATAAAATGCGTCATGCTCGGCGGCTCCCTGCTCCAGAGCCTGACCAATCATAAAATAAACAACGTTCTTCTCCTCTTCGGTCATACCGTCGAAGACTTCCTGAACCGTCCTGTCAGCCATTTTGGTTTCCTCCTTGTTATTGTCTGCATGAGCAATGATTTCTTCGGTTGCGTCATCGGTGCTCGCTTCAGCTTCATGAAAAAGCTCTACTTCAGAGCCACCGTAGATGATCGCCTCGCCATCTTCAAAGTCGTCGTTATCGCCGTGCTCAAGATTCAGATAATCGATAAACGCCCCCGGATTCGCTCCGGCCAGCACCAGACTGACTTCGCGAATAACGCCATGGAGAACGTCACCGCCCTTCTGCTTGAGGCTGTTGGCATAAATAGAAAGAGCACGAACGTCGCCGTGCTCTACGAGTTCCCGGGCATTCCTCCCGGAAGGGGTATCGTTGAAATAACCGTAGGCATAAACACCGTCATCCCGGTTTTCAAGAATCGCGTGGCCTAGAACGTTCGAGGATTCGTTGTGCTGATGCTGCCACACCAGAGGGACCCTCGTTCCGTTACACTCCCTGAACGCGTCCTTGCGGATTGTACGGCCGTCCATGCACTTGATGTCGTTTCTGGTGGCATAGCCACTGAAATCGAAACGTTCAGGCATTGTGTCGACCTCCATATGAACTTGTCAGCTCTGGTTAAACCCATTCAGGCGCGAAACCGGAATATCCGCTAAATTGTCTGGATCCAGCGGTTCTTCGCCCGGCACAGGTTCTTCCATGCCATTTTGATTTTTCATGGCCATCTCGTCCATCGGATACGGATTGATGTCCTTGTTCAACAGCTGCTCCGCCCTCGGGTCGTCCGACGGCTTGAATCCGATCATCGCGCGAATTTCATTCGACGACAGAATCTCGTTTCTGGTGAAAATGTCCGCAATGTTGGCAATCGTGTTCAGCGTGACAAGCCGGAATGGATCCCGGATGTAAATGATACGCTGACCTCTTGTCTTTGCGGTCCTTGTGAGGAATTTGCGGTTGTATTCATCAGTGATTGCAGAGAGGATCGGCTCGATTGTCCGGTTGTAATAATTCAGCATGACTTCTTCGTTCGCCGTGCCATTAAATACTTCCGGTGTAATGCCCAACTGACTGTACAGCGAATCGGTCAGATACTGGATCTGGTCCAGCAAGTTATTCTCGATCGATCGATTCAACTGTGTGATCTTTTCAGTACCATCAATATAAGCGATTCCGTACTTGTTGTCTGTCAGCTGTTCCTCAATCTGCTTCCTTCGCTTTTCCGCCGCTTCAAGCCTTGCCGGGCTTTTGATCGACCCTGGAAGCTGAATGATCATATCGAGCTTTCCGGAGCTGCTGATCTCGTCGATCTTATCCAGCATCGCCAGCTTTCGCACAAGCCGCTGCATCGTAGAGTTCGGAGCGTTCATTACGGAATATAAAGGATTCTCGTGAATCGCCGTGGTCTTCTTCGGGACGATGATTTCTTCTTTATGACCGACTTTTTCATTATATACCTCAACCCGGATATGCCTCGGAAACCATTCTTTGATCTTGCCGACACGAATGCTCTGAATATCATAGCTATTCGTGTTGCTTGGGTTGAATGTGGTATCGATCGGAACACTCGCGACCCAGCCTTCATCCAGCATGCTCATTACAACATCCTGAATGAACTGACGACCTGTCTGGTCGATGTTTGCCTCTTCGGTGAGACAGCGATTCAGATCAGAGTCTCGGTCTGCATAGTAGCGGTCGTTGTCGTCCAACATGGCATGCCGGATAGATACGGCCGCTACATCAATGGCGATTCGATTGTAAATTGCGGTGACGATTGACCGATCCGCTCCGATTGCACTGCGCCGTTCGCGGTCAGGCCGGAAAGAGCTACTAGATCCGTAGTCCATAAATGCAGGATGATCCCTGCCGCGAAAGGCGTTCCATGCGTGCTTGAGCCCTTCGCCGATTCCGCTCCAATCAGGCATTAAATATCACCCTATCTTCTTTAATTCCCCGGCGTGCCAAGGAATCCGGAATGTCTCTTCCGTGCTGCCTCCTGTCTTGCGCGAATATCAGCGCGAGCCTGATTTGCCCTGCGCTCATTCTGGAAATGCATGTAAGCCGTCTTAGCCTTTACGACACCACGATTCACAGCTCCTTTTGCCTTATTCCACAGCTGCTCAAGCCAGTTCTTAGCAGCATTCACATAAGGGGCCGCTTTGGTTTTAATCTGGTTCCAAGTCGACTTAGCATAAGACAACGCTTTTCCAGCAGCATCCTTGATAGAGCCTGAAACCTTGCTAAAAAGATTCTGCACAAAACTCGTTCCGCGATTAATCGCGCCCTGGGCCCTAGTCATCCAGTGACTATTGTATTCTTCAGCCAACTGCGCGGCAAGCTGATCGTTACCGCTCTGCTGTGCCTCGATCATCCGAGCATATTCGTCACGGTTGGAGACCGCATCAATACCACGATTCACGTATCCGCGGGCTGTGTTATAAGCGCTGTTAACACCAGATGCCGCTCGATTATACGTATTCGTTGCCCATCTTGAAACGCCAATCCTGGCGGCATTCACCGCACCACGAACCTGTCGAGTTTTGCCATAGTAATTCCTCAGCCATGGAGAACTTGTGGACTGACTCGCCTGATTACGTTTGCTCGTTACCTGTCCGTATGAACCTGTAACCTCGGCTGTGCCAAACTTAGCGGGGCCCTTCCCCTTGCCTCTTGCAATTTCGTATTCGTCTCCAAACTTATGCTTGCCCCATTCCATGCCTTTTACGCCATAGTGGGCAAGATAGTTTCCCTGGCCAAACATCATGCCAGCAACCATGTACTGCATTATGGTTCCTCCTTATTTTTGATGCTTTCTCTGATAATCAGAAGTAAGTGTAGCCATGTTTTGTTCAGGAAAGAATCCAACCGCCACAGGCGACACAGCGGCTGTTCCGAGCATCGTCGCCGCCCCTATGGTTGCACTTAAAGCCACATTTCTGATAACCCAATTATTAATTTTCTTACGTTCTTCTTCACTCATTTTACTGTATTCATTCGCTGTCTTCTTATACTGTAGCATTTCTTGGGCAAACTTCTTTCCCTCATCACGATACTTTTTTGCTCTTTCAAGCTTTCCTTTTTCTTGAGCTTTCTCGGCTGCTCGATTCCATACATTTCGATTCCTTTTCGCTTCCGTATATTGATTCAAAATCATTCTCTCGGCTGCGTTTATTTTACCGTTTCTTCTCTTATCATAACCAAGCTCTGACTTAATCGTCAAAGGATGATATGCGTATCTCTTCTTACCTTCTTCTGTGAGACTCCCATCCGGATTTTGAAATCTCCGAATACCCCATTTCATTCCGAGAATACCGTGATGGTACAACTCTTCTTTTGAAATGAGGTTTCCAGTGTAGAAATATCCGCTCGTATAACCCACCTCCTATTCGAATTGATCTTTATAGATCTTGTAGGCTACGTACGCGTCCATCATAGCGGCAACCGCGTCGATCTTCTGATCTCTGCGATCCTTGAACAACTTCCTGTTACCATTCGTATCCGTAAGCGTAATACAGTTGCCCATGCAAAACGACATGATGTCCTGGTCAAATATCAGGAGGCGTTCTTCGGCCATCTTCTTGAGTTCGCCAAGCGGAACACTTTCCGTCTTCGATCCCTGCTTAACCTTCTCAACGCCAAAAAGCGTGTTATCTACTTCCCACCTTGCCATGAATTCTTTAGCGTTATAAGGGTCGTAGCCGAAACTGCAAACGTCATAACCGCTCGAGGAAATATGATTGTCCAGATCGTCGTAGACTTCCATCATGTCCAGGACGGTCCCTTCAAGGACAATCAGACTGCCTTCTGAAATAAAGCCGTCATACTTGTTTCTGAGGGCCATAGGCAGCTTGGCAAGAGTAAGAGAAGTAATATAGCATCGGGTCTTAACACCGAAAGTTCCGTCTCGCAAGGGGAACAAAAATGTGAATGCGCAGAAGTCGTCGCCCTGCGACAGGTCTGCTCCGAGAGAACACCGCATCTGCCAGAAGTCGCGCCGCCTATGAGGAAGCGTCTCTTCGTAAGTGAAGAAATATGTGTATCCTTCCATCGGGATTCCGAAGCGCTTAGCCAAAATATCGTTCCTGGCTGCTGGTGCCTTTTCGGCTCGCTCAACGTCCCTCTGATACGTCTCGTAGGATACCGTCTTTCCAAGATTCGGATTCGCCTTTATCCATTTTGAAGGGTCGTTCACTTCGCTGATGTCGTCCAACTTGTAATACCAGATCGACACATGCGGATTCTCGTACTCGCCCTTCAGAATATCCATGAGCTCCATCTTGATCGTGTCACCGACAGCGTTTCGCACGGTACCCTCTGAAGAAACCGCGACAATAACGTAGTCGTCGAGCTTGGAAGCGCCCTGTTCGATAGCACCGACAACATCCTCTCTCGTGTCGCCGGACAGCCACTCGTCAATCGTGGCGATCTTTGGACGCATGCCCTGAAGCTTGTCGATCGACATTGGACGGCTTTCCAGCATAGAACCTGTAATGAAGTTTTCAATGCCTTTCTTTGTCGACGCCAGTTTCTGTCGTTCTGCTTTCGACCCTGTAGTGTTTTGAAGCGATCCGGCTGTCAAAAACTGAAAGAGCGGCCCACGCGCTCTGGCGATGGCCGTTCGGATCGGAGACATCACTTCATCGGCCTGCTTAAGTGTTGGAGCCGTAGTGATCTGATAGGTCGTCGAGCGATCCACGTTCAGAAAATAACTCTGGATGCAAGACTCATACATGGACTTAGCCGCGCCTCGAGCAATGATCAAATATTGCTTGTTCACAAGCCGATGCTTGATCATCTTCTTTACATATCGACCGTTATGTCCGTCGGGATCAGGCTCCCACACACTTCTCTCGTCGAAATAAAACCACGCCAGAAGATCCTCCGCCCAGAGCTTGAACGTATCGAGCATTTTGAAATCGGATCCGTCGGTAAGGGTCATCTCGTTCTCGCAGTACCTTATGAATCCGTTGATCGCTTCGTCGTCATAATAAATATTTGGAGCAGCAATCAACCTGTCGATACGATTCATCTGTAGAGAAACTTCATGATTTACGACAATGTCGCCTCTGAGAACGGCGTCTCTAAATTGGCCATAGTAAATAGGCGTTGCAGTATTAGAAAGCATTCAGGTTAATTCACTTCCCAAACACCATCTGAATTTTCACGAGCATAGAATGCCGACCCGCTCAACGATGCATACGCTTGCGACACCGGCCGATTACCATTTTCGTATATAATCTTTTCTACAACTTTCTGTCCTTCTTCAGTTGATTTAGCTGAATGCCGAGATTCATATTCAGCCCGTTGCTTGTCAGCAAGATTGAGATTTACCCAGTATTTGCTCTCTTTAGCCGCCTTCGCATACTTGTCTTCTTCGTCATCATCTGAAAAAGCTTTCTTCAACGACTTAACAAGAACGTCTCCGACGCCATCGAGAAGTTTTTTAGCCATACCTTCGCCAACCTTGCCGATCTCTTTAAGAATCGGATGACCTTTTTTTGCCGTAGGCGGATTGAGCCGATTCATTGAGTCAATATAAGTAAGCTCAAGCCTCATACGCTCTATCGCTTTCTTAAGATCATCGTCAGACAGTGTGGCAGCAGTTTGTCTTGCTGTTTTTGGTTTCTCTCTTCTTAGAACAGGTTTCATTCGGCTAAATAAACCGCCGCCTCGGCCAACTCCATAGCGCTTTTTTCCAGCTTCCGTCAAACTCCCATCCGGATTTTGAAATCGGCGAATACCCCATTTTTGTCCTAGAATGCCGTGATGGTAAAGCTCATTATACACTTAAGTCTCACCTCCAGACATGAGCGTATCGGTGCACTCAAGCCCGACGTTTACTCTCCACTCATAGTCCTCGATCAATCTGTTGTAGGCGTCGAGGACAGAGGAGCTTGTCGGAGGATCGAATACAGTTCTGACTTTCAGGTAAATATACTGCTGCACCATAGGCAACACCGTCTGATCGACCGTGTAGTCAGTCCATTTGGAACTTCGATCTGTAATCGAAAAACCGTCGCGAGGACCTGCTCCTAGCTGATGAAGCGTGGCAAAAGCCCCGTTGATAAGCATGAGAATATCTACGTCAAAAGCCGTGTACTCCGGATCGAGACCGAGCATCTTCTTGATGCTATCCAAAATACTGTCCATGAACACCCCTCCCTTCATTTCCAGGGGCAGGTGTCCCCCGGTCGTCGTGGTTCATAGGTTTTTGGCAGTAAATTTGCATCCCCATAGTGAATCGCGTTATGCGTGTTCATAGAAACGCACACCAGAAACTCGGGATCGTAAATATCATCGCTATCGTCCTCGATGCTCTTGACCGTGATTGGATTCATATGATGAATAATGATCTTGCCGTTGATCGGAAAATCCGAATGGCCCAAATCGCATCCAGAATCTCGTATGATCACTTTGTCCCTGGTTCTCTTCCACTTTTCGCTTCTATAGAGCGTTTGATTCAAATATCTCTCAAATCCGAAGGTACTTTCTCCTATCTTTCCACCGAGTTTCAGGTATTCGAATCGGTCATTAAACGACTCTATTGCAACTAAATCGTGATACGTTCTCACTCTTTTGCCTCTCCGGAATATATGCGCATTGCTTCGATCGCGTTCCTGTATAGTTCCTCAACATTCTTCGCGGATTCAAGGGCTTCGGTCTTCGCTCTTAGAAGTTCATTCTCTTTTATGAGCTTCTCTTTCTCGAGCCTTTCCCTCTCTGATCCAAGTTTGAGGTAGTGAATTATCATTTGGTTCGACGCTGTGCCATCAGCCAGCTTCTTCTCCGCAAGATTAAACGCCATCGCGATCATTCGGTCCTCACGTTCAATCGGTGTTACAGCGGGTGGACGACGCCGAACGCTCTTCTCCTCACTATTTACAGCTCTCGGCATTCAATATCACCTCGCTAAAATATCAATTGGCGTTCCAGGAACCCACTTTCCAATTCTCCCGCCGGGGAAAATATCAAG